TTTTAACCCACGCTCAGTTCCTTTTGTTTTTAAAAGGTAGGGTGCATTGTGGTATAAACGCTTCCATATTTCTTTTGTTATATCCCCTTTAGGAATTGATCCAGCATTTGAGGCAGATATCATAGTTGAACCATCAGTTGACTCATATTGAAAAGTACCACTACCATCATCCCCTAAGAGATATTCATATATTGATGAATTTTCAAATTGAGAGTATGCTCTAATTCCTCTTTCGGTTAAAGCATTAAATACTAATTCTTTTGAAATACCATCATTTAAACCACTATGCGCTTGGTATTTATCTGTTATACTATCAATATATGCCCAAATGCCATCAAAATGTTGTGCTATCATTTCAGTAAATAACACATATGCTTCATTTTGGGGATTATCCCTTATGTCGGGTGGGATTGTTTTTCCTATGTAATATGGGTTACAATCATCATATTTACTAGCACTTAACATTTGACCACCATAAAAGGCACTTTCAAATTCATCTATAGGTGCTCCAAACCAACTTACAGCAGCAGCTGAGGCTACTTTAGCATTTATATGGGGTTTTCCCGTAGTTGTTTTAGGCCAAGCATAATCTCCACCTTCATAATAAAGATATCTTTCATAATAATCAAAATCTTGGATTATTTTATTTGTTTTATTATTAAATATTGTTATGTTTTGTAACGATGGGTTTGATGAAGTTACTGAGCCTGATATAGTATTTAGTGTAGATAAAGATCCTGAGTAAGATTCTAATAATTCTAATTTATATTTAAAATTTTTAAGTCTTTCAGTTGCAGAACTATAGTGGATAAAATTTTCAAAGTGATATCCTGAGGGAGTGTCAGGATTGTCAAATTCTAAATCAACAGGAATACTGCCACTTAATAAATTTTGTACATTATTAAAACTTGAAGAAACTGCTCCATTATTTAAAATATCATCATATGTTCTAAATTCAGAGGGGATTGTAAAACTATCAGTGTAATCTATATTAAAATTAGGACCATTAAGGGGGATTCCTGTGTTTCCAGTTGTTAAAGGGGCTCCTAAATCAACAGTTACGTCTAAAGGGTTAATTATTTCTTCATATACTCTAAAAGAACTCTTTATACCTAATCTTGGAGGAAGTGGATCATATAATTTTATTAAACCTGTATTATCATCTAGTTGGGCATTAACAACCATAGCTGTATTCCCCCTACCAAAATTTATATTTAAATCCTTAACAAAAGAAGAAGCATTAAGAATTGCAACTAATTCATTTACCTTTTCAATAAGATTATCTTCATTAAAGATATTAGAAGAAAATCTAATTTCTGTTCTTGAAGGTGATACTTCTGATATAAAAAATGGTTTGCTATTTCCCCTAGTTAAGGCCTCTCTTTGAAATGAAAATAATAATTTATATTGACCACTTGTAAACCCATAATCTTTTAAAACTTGCTCATAGTTAATATCAACAGAATCAACTAAATTATCCGTAGGGTTTATATAGGGGGTGTAATCGGTAAATTTTTCATCATTAAGTACAACATTTCCTTGTAGATCAGAGATAGTTAATTCAATAGAGTCGCCTCTACTACCAAATCTCCTTAATAATAATTTTGTAGGGATTTGATCTAAATCACTTTGATCTATCGTTTCTATGGATTTTGTATTTACTATCATTTTATGATGTTATGTCTTCGTAAGTTTGTTTTACAATATCTCTAACATAATCTAAACAATCTATACAGTTACGGTATCTCTTAGTATTAGCTCCCCCCGTGGGCGTCGCCCTTTTATTTATATCTGCCTTCCATTCGCTATATGTTCTAATTTCTTGGAGTTGGCGGATGTTACTATTCCCCCCCTTTTCATAAGCTTCTTTTAAATCTCTATATGAATCATCTATCTTATTTTTATTCCCCTCAAATACATCAGCTCCATTAGGAAGTTTTTGGGAATTACCCTTTATCATATGTTTTCCAACTTCTTTAAGACCATCTGGAAATAATAAGCGAGCAGAATCCTTACTCCAATGTATGTTAGGATCACTAGGATTACCTATTTCTAATAGTAGAGCTGTATTTTCTGCTTGTTCCTCAAGATCATCTCCTATGCTGCCTGCAGTTTCTCCTGCAGATTCTATTATTTCAGTGCCAATAATGTGGTTATTTATTCTATTATTTAGGGCTTCTACTTGTCCCTCTAAATCTATTATTTGTTCATCTTTAGGATCTGTAAAATCTGTATAGTAATCCATACTTTCTCTAATAAGAGTATCATGAGACGTGATGCCTTCTTTAGGTATATCAAAAAATATTTTTCTATATTGTTTAAAAAAACCTTGTATGTCTATTGGAGGGGATTGTGGTTTTAATTCACTTATAGAGACATCTACCTTTTTTCTAAAGGCATCTTGGCTGTAAATAGTTTTTTGGAATTTTATATCCCCTAAAATCGGAGAGGGGGTTGGTTCAACCTCTTCTACAAAGGGTGAGGACATTATAGGTTCCCCGGTTGGTGGGTTATTATTTATATTTCCTCCCTTATTATTATCATTAGAAGGGAGTGATGGTGGAGTTATGGTATATGCCATAGTTATGTTTTAACAACTTTAAAGTAATAATCATTATCATAAACTTGAATACCATCATCATTTTCATGTTTAAATAATAGTTTATAGTATCTCTCTTCTTGAAGGCCTTGCATATATAATTTAAAATGCATTCCTTCTGTATCAGCACTTAATTTAGATTCTTCACCAAAAGGTATTAGTGTTTCTTCAGTAGCATAATCAACTAAGGAATAATATGATTTACTTGTAAAATATTTAACATCTAAGAAATTTGAAGAAGTTACAAATTTTCGAGTTGGATATAATTCTCTAACATTTAGTTTAAATTTATATTCTTCTGAGGTTCTAAATTTTTCTTTATTATTTTTTAGTGTAACATAGCATTCTCCTGTTTTTTTAATTTTACTATCTGTAGCAGAGCCAGTATCATACACTGAATCATCCCAAGAAATATCTAAATATGGTGGAAAAATTGTGTGGGTATCCATAGAAAAGAAATTTAATTCTCCATCATCTACTGCCGTAAATTCTTGTGAATCGGCTCTTTTAATTATAAATCCATTATTTGGTATTCCATCCCCTCCAAAATTATTAAGAGCAGAATATACATAAAATTTAACTATTGGAGCACTAACATCAAATGATAAATCTAATTCATCATTATAACTATATGTTTTAGTCACTTTAAATCCGCTTCCTGTGTACCATGTTCCCCCACCGGGAGATGCTGCTATCCAACTAGATGTAACCCCTGTAGCTAAACTAGCCGTAGCCCACTTAGTACCTAATTCATCATTTGAAATAGCATCTGGGCTTCCATCTCTATATAGCCAAGAACATCCATTAGAGATGGTTGGAATATTATTATATCTACCTGTTCCATTATTCCAACTTCCCGATATAGAGAATACTTCTAAATTTTGATTAATACTTAATTCTCTATGTTCAGTTTGGAATAAGTTTAGACTAGCTGAGAATAAGCCATTTGTAGGTTCAGTGCTAACTTTATTAATTAAAACATCATTTATCTCAGATTGTTTAAATTGAATTAAAATTCTACTAGGGTGGTAGTTTAAATCACTAAAAGATTCTTCATCTCTTAGTGTTAAGATCTCATCAATACCTGTATTAAGGATTGTCCTAGTAGGATGAGAGTAAATAGTAGTATCTTTTTCGGGAAATATAAAATAATGTGCCATAATGTTAATTTGTTACTCTACCAATTATATCTGTGTTAGGATATTTTAATTCAAAAATACTTGGGTCTAATGATGGATATATAGTGCCATTTCGGGTTGCTGCATCAAAATCATATTTAAATTTTGAATAACCTGAATTTTCACCAAATATATTAGTAAATATTACATTATTTACTGTTTGGATTCCATTTATACCATACAATAAACCTGATACATCGCCTATATTTATAGGTTGGTTTATCTGCCAATTATCTGTGTTAAAAAATGATTTTAAACTATTAATTGAATTTAAAAGGACTTGGTCATTTGAAAATCCCTTTTTAACTGAAATATCAAATTCGATTTTAAAGTTAATTACTGATGCCTCTTTAATGTTAATAGCATCAGTTAACATTCTGTATTGTTCTAAATAAGTTCCTAGATTAACCTTAGCTGCATACGATAAAGATGCTAATTTTTTATTATAATCATATCCTAAGGTATATAGATTTAAAGCATTGGGGTTAGATATTCTTTTATTAGTATCCATAGATATTTGTGTATCTTGTACTATGTATGCTTTAGCTACTTTACCAAATTGAGGTGGCATTGATAATGCTCTAAAAATATAATCTTCCTTAGTTACGGTTCTTTTTTGAGCAGAAAAATTTGCAATTGCATTTAATCTTATATCTTGTGATGAATCCCCAGGACCACCCCCTGTAGCGGGCTCTGGATTGTTGCAGGCTATTGATTCAATCGCTGTGTTAAATACTGTGGGATTTGTTCCCCCCTTAGAAGGAATAATAGTTAAGGATCCTACTCTATTTATAACATTAGAATTAGCATTTGAATTTATTCCTCCTCCAGTTAAATATTTTACCGTTAAAGTTGTATTAGAGGGAACTTCACCATATGCTTTAGTAAATAAAAAATTAGAGGGATCATACGCTATATCTAATAGGGATCTGCCATCTTTAATTCCTAATCCTATATTGTCTGGGTTTGGTATAATAGTTGTATCATCACCACTAGTAGCTCCAGCACCAAATTGAATTTCCATTTTTTTATCAGATCTAAATCTTGTAACAAATCTTTTAGCTACTTTTTTAGTTCTTAATAAAAAGGGAACTTGATTCTGATATTGTTTTAAATCTGGGTCATTTACTTCAGTGTTTGGTACTTCTTCAAATATTGTTTCCTGAGCTAAATAAGGAACTTCTGTGTATTCATTTCCGTCAGAATCTGTAATTGATTGGATTCCTATTATTTTCGAATCATCTAGTGATAAGGTTTTAAATCTTTCAGCTGCTCCAATATCAAAAGTAGCAGTTTCTATTTCAGCACTAAGAGCTTTAACTTTTTTCTTTAAAAGAAAATAATCAGGTTGAGTACCATTTACAGAATAAATTGATTGTTCCGTAGTATCAAATGAAGAACTAAATGCAAAATTTACATCACTTTGAATAAGATAATCGACTCCACTTCCATTATTAGGTTTAAATGTAGAATTTTTTTGAATTCTTAAAGCATAATCATAATCAGGTAATCCTTCAGCATTAGCTGGAATTTGTTGAAATATTTCTAATTCAACAGAAGCAGGATTTGTTACAACAGGTATATAACCTAAAGTATATGCTAAAGCATATAAATTTTCTCTTTCTTGTGCATATTGTAAAAATGTTTCTTGTACTTGAGCATCTGTATAGAATGATAAAACGTCTCCTATATATGATGCCATTTCAATAAACATAGTACCTGGGCTAGCTTCAGTAAAGTCATTAACCGTATCAGGATAATATATTTGTGCTAAGTTAATAAGAGCTCCTTTAAAGTCAGAAAAATCCTTATTAAGATAATTTATAGTTTTATTGTCTGATGTAGCGCTTGAGTATGCCATTATTGGTTGTTAAAATTGTCGTTAGTAAAACTTAAGGTTACTGAGTCTTCTTCATCATTATTTACTAATGAATAGTTAACTGTAACAAATAATTTATGTCCTGCTATTCCTCCGTCTTTTAAAAATATATCCTTAATTTCAATTTCAGGCACATACTGTTCGACTTGGGGGGTTACATAATTTCTAAGAC